CTGGGTGGACGTGGTCCACGTCATCGAGCCGCGCAAGCACCGCGACACCCGCAAGCTCGACGCGAAGAACATGCGCTTCGCCTCGATCTACCTCGAGCCGGGCAAAGACAACAACGACAAGTTCCTGAGCGACTCGGGCTTTGCACGCTTCCCCGTGCTGGCCCCGCGCTGGGTGGTCACCGGCAACGACGTCTACGGCACCAGCCCCGGCATGGAGTGCCTGGGCGATGTCAAGCAGCTGCAGCACCAGCAGCTGCGCAAGGGCCAGGCGATCGACTACCAGGTCAACCCGCCCCTGCAAGTGCCCACCAAGTACAAGGAAGCGGCCAAGGCCCGCCTGCCGGGCGGCGTGTTCTACGTCGACAGCATGGGCCCCAACCAGGGCGTGCGCTCGGCGTTCGACGTCAACCTGAACCTGCAGCATTTGCGCGAAGACATCGTCGACGTGCGCGAGCGCATCCGCTCCGCCTACTACGCCGACCTGTTCCTGATGCTGGCCAACGACACCCGCTCTGGCATCACCGCCACCGAGGTGGCCGAGCGCCACGAAGAGAAGCTGCTGATGCTTGGCCCCGTGCTCGAGCGCTTGCACAACGAATTGCTGTCGCCCATGATCGACATCACCTTCGACTACTGTCGCGAGGCCAACATCCTGCCCATCCCTCCCAAAGAGATGCAGGGCATGGAGCTCGACATCGAGTTCATCTCCACACTGGCACAGGCCCAGCGCGCCGTGGCGTCGCAAGGCATGGATCAGTTGATCACACGTGCAGTCAACATGTCCGCGGTCAAGCCCGAGATCCTCGACAAGATCAACTTCGACCAGATCATCGACGACACCGGCGACATGTTCGGCGTCAACCCTGCGCTGATCGTGCCGGACGAAGAAGTCGCTGCGATCCGTGCCCAGCGCGCACAGCAGCAGGCAGCGCAACAGCGCTTGGCTTCCGCCCCAATGCTGGCGCAAGCTGCACAGGGCGCAAGCCAGATCGACACCGGCAACCTGCAGGACGTCATCGGCATGTACCAAGGCTATGCAACCCCAGCCCAAGGCTAAGTCATGAACTACACCATCGCCCCTGGCGTCCAGCACTTGCTCGATGAGCAAGGCAACGTCGCGGGCGTCAAGGACATGAGCGACGGCGAAGAGCGCCTGATGGTGTTCGACGGCAAACCTGCCAACAGCTTGATGCTCGACATCACACCAGACACCACCCAACCCCTCAAGGTGGGCGAGTTCCGTTGGAATACGACGGACGGCACAGCCGATCTGAAGATCAGCGAAGAGGTGACGCTGCAGCTTGGCCAAGAGCAAAACAAACTGTTTCGCAACAACGACTCGGTCGACATCGCCAACGGCTTGGCCGTGTACGTGTCGGGCTCGACTGGCACCCACCCAACCGTCAAGCGCGCACAGGCCAACGGCGAGATGACCTCAGCCGTCATCATTGGCATTGCCACGCAGGACATCGTCAAGAACCAAGACGGCTACGTCACCACCTTCGGCCTCGTGCGCGACCTCAACACGTCTGCCTTGACCGAAGGCGCCGCGGTGTGGTTGTCACCATCCGTCGCTGGCGGATTGACAACAACCAAGCCGACAGCACCAGACCACTTGGTCATGGTGGGCTACTGCATCCGATCACACAACTCGCTCGGCTCAATCTTCGTCAAGCCTCAAAACGGCTACGAGCTCGAAGAGCTGCACAATGTGCTGATCACCAACCCCCAGAACGGGCAGTCGTTGAAGTACAACGCGTCGCTCGGCCTCTGGACAAACCAAGCCTAAAGGACACCCCATGATCGACATGAAAAACAAAGTCGAGGCCGAGCGCTCCACGCTGATGGCGCCCGAGATGCGCGACGAGTACCCCTACGGTTTGCGCATCCGCCTAGGCAACGAAGAGCTGGCCAAGCTGGGCATGACTGAGATGCCGGCCATCGACTCTGAGTTCAAGCTCACCGCTTTGGTGTGCGTGATCAGCGTCAGCCAAACCGACTCGACAGAGGGCGAACCCTACCGCAACGTCGAGTTGCAGATCGAACAAATGTCCCTCTACTCCGCCAAGGAAGAGACCGGCGAAAGCAGCGACGACACCATGGCCAAGGCCATGTACAAGTCGATGGGCGCCTGACGGTGCGGTTATCTTAAAAACAAAGCAACACAATGCAACGCAACACACGACGAGACCCGCTGAACTTACGACAGCAAGAGATCGAGACTGAGCGCGATGTCCGCTCCGCCAAGATCAAACGTGAACAAGAGATCGCGGACTTCAAGTGGTTAACCGAATCAAAGCAAGGTCGTCGCTTTTTGTGGCGACTGTTGGAGAAGACGGGCGTATACCGCTCTAGCTTCACCGGCAGCAGCGAGACGTTCTTTTTGGAAGGGCAGCGCAACATTGGTCTCCTCCTCGTGAGTGAGCTCAACGCAATCTGCCCTGACGTTTACTCGACAATGCTCAAGGAGCAAAAGTCAAATGACAACTGAAAACTCGCTGGTAACCGGCCAAGATACACCTAATGCCGAGGGACAACAGCAAAATGCCGATGGCGTAAAGCCTGACGCTCAGGGCGCAGCGCCCGATGGTGCGGCATCCGCAGAAGGCAATACGCCTCCTACCGATGGCGCAGCACCAGGTGCTGACGAGAACACAGACGGCAAGCAGGGCGATGATGGTGCGAAAGCCCCCGACCTGCCTGAAGCGTATGAGTTCGCGATGCCTGACGGTGTGACGATGGATGCAGCCGCTGCTGAAGAGCTCGGTTCCATCGCGAAAGAGCTGAAGCTGTCACAAGCTGACGCGCAGAAGTTTGCAGACGTGGGGGCCAAGATGGTTCAACGTCAAGCTGAAGCGCATCAAGCACTTGTGCAGACTTGGGTCGACGCGGTGAAGACCGACAAGGAAATCGGCGGCGACAAGCTGAACGAGAACCTCGCTCTAGCGCGCAAGACCATCGACACATTTGGCACACCTGAGCTCAAAGCAATCTTGAACCAATCGGGCATGGGCAACCATCCTGAGATCGTCAAGCTGGCTTTCAAAATTGGCAAAGCAATCTCCGATGACGGCTTCGTGCGAGGCGGCAACACCACCCCGCAACTGTCGGCAGCAGAGATTTTGTACCCCTCCATGGCAAAGAAATGAAAGGTAACTCCTCATGGCAACTCTGAATACAACTAACCCCACGCTCGCCGACTTGGCAACGCGTCTCGACCCCAACGGTTCGGTGGCTCAAATCATCGAATTGCTGAACCAAACTAACCCCGTGTTGGAAGACATGGCTTGGTTGGAAGGCAACTTGCCCACAGGTCACAAAACCACAATCCGCTCTGGCTTGCCAAACGGTACTTGGCGCAAGCTGAACTACGGTGTGCAACCTGAGAAGAGCACCACCGTGCAGATCACTGACACCTGCGGTATGTTGGAAAGCTACGCCGAAGTCGATAAGACCTTGGTGAACTTGAACGGCAACAGCGCAGCGTTCCGCTTGTCTGAAGACCGCGCCTTCATCGAAGGCATGAACCAGACCATGGCTGAGACCTTGTTCTACGGTGACAGCTCTGCTGACCCAGAGAAGTTCACTGGCTTGGCAGCTCGCTATAGCCAAAAGTCTGGCGTCGAAAACGGCGACAACGTGATCTTGGGCGGTGGCTCTGGCTCGGACAACACCTCGATCTACTTGGTCGTGTGGGGCCCGAACACTGTGCACGGCATCTATCCAAAAGGCTCTCAAGCTGGTTTGCAATCCGAAGACCTCGGTCAGCAAACATTGCTCGACGCCGCTGGTGGCCGCTACGAAGGCTACCGCACTCACTACAAGTGGGACTGCGGTTTGACTTTGCGCGACTGGCGCTACGTTGTTCGCATCGCGAACGTCGACGTGAGCGAGCTCACAAAGAACGCCTCTGCCGGTGCTGACTTGGTTGACTTGCTCGTGCAAGCCGCTGAGATCCCACCAAACTTGGCGATGGGTCGCCCAGTGTTCTACGCTAACCGCACTATCACTTCGTTCTTGCGTCGTCAGATCGCAAACAAAGTGTCTGCCAACTTGACGTTGGACAGCGTGGCTGGCAAGAAGGTCTTGAACTTTGACGGTATTCCGTTCAAGCGCACAGACGTCTTGTTGAACACCGAAGCTGCCATCTCCTAATTAACTGCCTGATCGAAAGGACAAATCATGATCATCGACAAATCCCTCCAAGTGTCCGACGCTCAGGCAGTGACAGCTTCGGCTGCCTCTACTGACGTCATTGACACAGGTGTTGCAAACCGCGCAATCGGCGACGACACCAGCCTGATGCTTTCTGTTACCGTGGACGAAAGCGCTACCGCTTCCGGCTCTGCCACTGTGACTTTCAGCCTGCAAGACTCTGCTGACAACAGCACCTTCGCTGACGTGGTGGCTTCTGCCGCCATCGGCAAAGCTGCGTTGACAGTGGGCAAGCAGCCAGTGCTGTTCAAGTTGCCTTCTGGCTTGCGCCGCTATGTCCGCGTGTATTACACCGTGGCAACCGGCCCATTGACCGCAGGTAAGTTTAGTGCTCAGATCGTGATGAACGGTCAACGCAACGTCGCTTACCCTGACAGCCTGTAATAAGGAAACGACATGACCATCAAAGTTCAAGCCATCAAA